ATGATTACCATAAAACACTGCAAACCCGGCCAGGGCATGACATACAGCCAGCGAAGACTATTAATAAAACTATTATGGACATTCGTATCAAATGCAACGCTTCCCTTTATCCTGGGCTATTTCCTTGCACTGGTCTCAATCACATATTCGTTTACTGAGATAGCAAAAGCCTTTGATAAATCCGGATTTGGGGCCTGTATTCAACCGGATTTACAAGAAAATAACGCGATAACCGGCGCTTTTATAACTCCTGCACTCCCGTCACCCAGCTGTAAAACCGCTGAAACTTTTGACCCGATTACCAATACCTGTGCAGAACTAATCAGCACTAAACAACTAGAACAAAGATTAAGGTTCTAACCATGTCCGAAACATGCCCAAATTGCGGAGCCGCTAGCTTTACCGACCAACGCACAGATAACGACCAAATCACCTGTTACAACTGCGGAGAAGACTTTGACCCAATCCCCTCCGAAGACGATGGCGAAGAAGATCCCGACTTAGAAGACCCAGACATAGAAGACTAACCGCGTTCGACCTACGCGTATTAAAAGGTCAACCCAAAAAGCAACAGAAACCGAAAGACCACCCTTAACCCAACAAAGGTACAAAATCATGACCGACCAATTAACCCAAAACAGCTTCCTAGGCGACATGAAAACAGTCATAAGAGGACAAGTTGAATCGTTAACCCGTTATGAAATAGATGGAGACAACAAAGGTGGCTCCATTTGGGTATCAAAACCCAACACCGGAAAAAACCCCAACAACCTGGGCAACGAACTAATCAAAGTCAAAATGCCGTTTGAAATGTTCGACCAGAAAAAAGCCGAAGTAGAAGCCGGAAAACTGTATTTCCCTTGTCAAATGGAAATCCTCTGTGACATCAACATGGGCGGCCAAAACAAAGCCGTCCTGACAGCCATCAGCATGAAACTTGATGGCCCGGAACCCGGACAAATAAAAGACGAAGACATAGACAAACCAACCGGGGAAAACCTCCCTGATAAAGACAAACCCAAAACCGGTGCGTCCCAGACAACAACCGGTACAACTTCCGCCAACAAACCATAAACAGGGGTTAAACCATGAAAATCCGCTCAATGGCCTGCCTGATAAAAAAGCCCGTAGAGTTCAAAGAGCGGGTTCTAAGCAACCAAGTACAACAAGGCCGATTCATAAACGGCCATGTAATAAAAGGAAATGGACAATTAAAAGAAAACAAACAGAGGAGCATTACTTAAATGGCTGTTTGCGTTAAATCCGCGTTACTGACTGCTGGTACTGCGAGTAGTGCTCTTAAACAGGATGGGCAAGTTGTTGATGTTTACGCATTTGTTATTGATCCTGTTCAGACCAATCCTTGTCCTAATTACACCATTCTAAGCGGACAAGACTTCGCGAATATTCCAACCCTAACCGACATCTTCACGATGCCGGTAGCGGAAGATTTGCAACAAATGTGGATGCTTGGCTTTAGCTTGCCAATCATCGCATACCTGACGGCTTGGAGTTATGGAGTCGTTATCAACTGGTTTAACGAAAAACGACATCGTTAGACTTTAACTTAAGAAAAATAGGTGAACTATGAAAGACATCAAAAGAATCGTTGCAGTTTTATTCGCTGCATCAGCCTTGGCAATGGTTGCAATTACTCCTGCAAACGCTGCGCTGGATTTTACACCCTTAACAGCGGCGGTTGATGCGACAACCATCGTAGCGGCTCTTACAGCTATCGCCGCAATTAAAATGCTGCCCGGTGTAGCCAAGTGGGGCTTTAACAAAGTTATCGGCTGGTTCCGGTAACCAAGAAAAAGGAAGGGTGTCGAAAGGCACCCTTTTTTATAAACCCAAAAAGAGACCAAAAACATGATTTTTTTAACCTTGTATTTCCTAAGCGGCCTAGTTTGCGCCTATGCCGTCATATCGGGATTTGACAATGCGTAAAATAATCCTGTTTTTGATTTTGACGTTTTCGGGTTCGATTTTTGCCGATTCTTATCCTTCTGTAGCGTTGGTAACGTATGGTTCTCAGTATTTTTCTTGGGTCGGTTATTCTACTGTTTCTTGGGACGACTCTTGCACTAAAATGCTTGCCACAATTCCCAGCACGAACCGTACTTATTGCAATAAATTGCCTAGTCCATCTGGTTATACCACCACCTATACATGTCCTGCCGGGGGTACTGTTTCTGGATCGTCTTGTATAAATGCTCCGGCTTGTACAGCTCCAAATGTACGCGATGCAACAACCGGCATGTGTGTTCCCCCGGCTACATGCCAAACCACACCTACAACCACTACATCGGGTTCAACACAAACCCTTTCCTGGGAAACGCTAAACACCGGTTCAAACACCTGTGATCCTCATTCCTTGAATTGCGATTACCCACTTGCCGTAAACGCAACAACAAAACAATGCGATTTATCGTGTCCTGATGGCTCCACGGTTGACGTATCAGCGGGGGCGCAATGTCCGCCGCCATCATGCCCGAATCAAGTCAATGGTAATATGATAACCAAACAGGCGTGGAATTCCGTTACTCAGAAATGTGAAAACTCAGACATTGTCTATTGTGACGGTCAATTACAAGTTCCTGACGCTGGAACAGGCACCTGTTTGCCCAAACCCGGCGCAATCGATTGCGGAAACGGTATTGTTGTTATATCTCCGCTTGTATGCTCTTCTGAGCCTGATCATTCGCAGGATATAACCTGTCCTGACGGCCTAATTATCTCGCCCCCTCGCACCTGTGCCTTATTGCCGCCTGATCCGGCTAAATGTCCGGGTGGAGCTTCAGCCGTTGAAACCACCGGGTACGTTAACGGTGTTCCGACATGCATTATGAAAGACGGAACCACAACAGCCGCCGCCGATGGTAGCCAGTCGCCATCTGATGACAAATACAACCCTCAGAATTACAAAGCCGGTGTTGCTTGTAATTCATCTTATTCCTACCCGTGTGACCCGTCGCTTCCTGTTGTTAGTACGCCCGGCCTTACAGGTATAGAGAAATGTGGCCCAGGTACTTTTTTTACTTGCGCTGATACTTATAACAAGCCTGTTGCTCCCGCCCTTTATCCTAAATCCCCAGCACCCACAACAGCGACAACAACAACCACCGGCACAGGTACTACAACCATAATAAATTCTGATGGTTCAACGTCCACGCAAACAACAACGACTAACAATACCGGGACGACAACCACCACGGGCGGATCTACTGCCGGATTGGCTACTGAAGATACAGCTCGTGAGATTGCCAGTCGTTTGGGCGGCAAAGCAAAAGGCACGGGTGCCGCCACGGGTGCGGGAATGGGTACATTTACAGCGCGCGGAAAAAATACTAACCCGAATTTGGGAAAATGGTACGAGGCCACAACAGACACTTATGAGGGGGTATTTCAAACAAATGTTAATAGCGTAAAGGATTCGCCCCTTATGGGATTTAGCCAGAAAATCTTTAACGTGTCTATTCCGGGCGGCACCTGTCCTATCTGGACGATTCCGGCGGTTATGAATATGCAAGCTATCCCCGTTTCACCTCTGTGCAGTGATTTCATGGACTCTATTTTTCCGATAATTAGCGCACTTGTTCAGGCATCGGCGGTGTTTATGGTTTTTAGAATTATTATTTCCGGCTTTAAGTCATAGGAGGCTATATGCAGGCACTTATAGACACAATATCGAATTATTTCGACTGGCTTATATCCCTTTACGTCGACTTTTTTGTATCGCTGAAGAGTTTTTTCCAATCAATCTTAGACACCATTGAAAACTACTATGATACGGTTCATACCTTTATCACTAATGGTTTTGAATCGCTTCGTCTTTGGGTTATTGACGTTCCTATTTGGCTACTAAAAAAGGGATTTGAGGGGCTTTTGTGGGTTTTGAATTGGGCGGCTGAAAGTTGTTCTTACTGCCTCGGCGGGGTATCTCATGCGGGTGAACTGGCGGACAAATTCCAATGGGCATGGAACACGATAGCAACTTATTCGCCGGGGCTTATTTATGTTGTTAACCGCTGTGGCGTTCCTGAGGCATTCAAAATATTAGTCTGCGGCATGGGCATTTGGGCGGTTGTGAAAACAATTATGATTATTAAAGGCATATTATGATTATCTTCCATGAAGGCCTACCCGGTTCCGGTAAAAGCTACGAAGCGGCCATTAATCAAATTATCCCGGCGCTCCAAAAAGGTCGAATGGTTTATGCCTATATTGAGGGCTTGAATCATGAAAAGTTTTCTGAAGTAACAGGATTGCCATTACCCGTAATTCAAAATTTACTGCGTCAATTGACGAAAGAGCAGGTTAAAGATGTTCAAGTTCACGTTGCGAACGATTCTCTGGTTATTATCGATGAGCTTCAAGATTTCTTTCCGGCTGGTAAGGCGACTCTTGATCCGGGTATAACTGAATTCGTTACCCAGCATCGTCACCGGGGCATAGACATAATTTGCATGGGTCAGGATTCCCGTGATTGCCATATGCTGTGGAAACGACGAATCGATACCCTGATTCGTTTTGTTAAACGTGATGCTATCGGGCAACCTGACGCATACACCTGGACAACCTACAAGCAACAAGCGGGTAAATTCGTTCAGTTGCGGTCCGGTAAAGGGACCTATGATAAAAAGAATTTCGGTTTGTATGCTTCACATACTGAAGGCGTTAGCTCAATAGATGCCCATAAAGATGACCGGACAAATGTTTTAAAGTCGGCGGCTTTTACGTTTTACATTCCGCTTTTTTTAGTTGCGCTGGTTTTCGCTGTGTATTATCTCTATGGCTTCCTATCGGGGCGTAGTTCGCCAGTTAAGGCGAGTACGGCACCTTCTGCCGAGGTCCGTCCGTCTATTCCAGAAAAGCAAGATCCTGCCAAGCAAGCTTCGCAGCAACCAGCCCCGCAACCTAAGCCGCCACCCCCTTCAGACACCGATTATTTGGAAAAATATTTAACAGATTATAGGCCTCGCCTGATCGCACTTATTGAAAGTAAAGAAAAGAACAAGATGGTGGCCCAGATAGAATTCATTGATTCATCTAATAAAGTATTCGAGCGCCTTAACATCCCTCAAATTGTCGCGTTTGGCTACGTGGTCGAGCGTAAACCGTACGGCCTGTTGCTGAAACGTGGTGATAAACGCTATCCGGTTACATCGTTTCCCATTGAAAGGAGTGAAGGCGTTACGCGTCATCCTGAAGACTCTAGGAATTATGCTCCTCGCTGATATGAACGTTACTGACCTGGCGCATTATGCCCTGGTTCAGTAACGGTGAACTTGGGTGTTCGCTTTACTTATCAAAGTCGCTGGTGAGTTTAAGCAGCGCGTCATGCGGTGAATGAAGATTGACCGATTGAATGAGTGATTGAGGGATTGATGAATGAACGGCATGACGCGCGGGATCTAGTTTTCCTTCCCATTGCTGAAGTAAAGAACCACAAAAAAGGCTGTTACGTCCCTGTATCACGTAACAGAACAATACACCACGAAGCCTATAAGAGCTGAAAATATGAAATTTAACCAACGCTTTTCCCTTGAATCCCTTTCTCATGGTGCTGAAGAAGATCAGACCGGCTTATTGTTTGCTAATGGTGATCAAATTGTAGACCTTTCGGGCGTTAACATTGTTGGCGCTTCGGTGGATACCGTAAGACAGTTGTTTCATGGTGTACCTAAAGCTTCTTTCATTACAAAGCTTGAACAGCATGTGGAAAATAAAGATGAGTTTGTCCGGTTAACCGCAAACGACTTGGTTAATGATGACCGTTGGCATTTTAGCCGGATGGGCAAAACTGGCGGTTACCGGTATAAACTTCAAAACAATGCTGTTGGGTTGGTTGTTCTGTTTGGTAGTTGGTACGGCAAGATAGATCAGGAAGGCTCACATTTAAAAATTGAATTGTCGCCGCATTTTATTTCACAACGTACAGTCCCGGAAATTTGGGATTATCTGCACGGTGACTTCGTTGGTATATCTCGCATTTTCTTAGAAGAGCCAGAAGCAAAAGGCGTTGCTGTCCATTTGGCTTGCGATTATCAAGGATTCAATTTACCTGTTGATTTTATACAAAAATTTTCAACCAGTTCCAGGACGATTAGGGCCTATGACGGTATAGCCTCCCTTGACCTGTCAGACTTTACGGATGCAGTTGCAACTTATGGCCGGGAAGGTCAGGACAAAAACTATCTGATCGGTAAGCCAATAGCCGTACAAATGGCGCTTTATGACAAGAGCTATGAAATGATTAAATCTGACAAGGTTGATTATTTTAACGAAGAATGGAGTGTTTATTCTTTTGGGACTTATGATCCAACTCAGTCAGTACGTCGGATAGAAGCAAGGCTTCATCATACCGTTATTCGTGAAATAGGCCACGGCTTGGGTTTGGAATTTGAGGGCTTTAACCAAGTTGCCGAACACTTAACTGACCTCTGGCGCTATGCTCTGGAACGCAACCGGCTAATGATTGACGGTGATCCTCGTGGTTATCTCAATCCCTTTTGGCAGCTTCTTATGCAGGATGTCCATTTCTATGTTCCCGCTCAAGGCGTGAAAATTTCGCGCAAAAAAAAAGAAGCAGTAGACCCTATCGCTAGAAACATCACTTCCGTTATTGGCAACTTGGTTTCAATCATGGCTCGCCGTAATGATTGCACAGTACGGCATGTGATGCGCCAGTTACATAACTTGCATATATGGCCGGAAATTCAAACGTATTACAGGAGTAGGGGGAAGGATGATAATGATTTGCGGGATCAGATTAAAGAGGGATTGGAAAAAAGGCGTTTGATTGGTAAAGCGGCATGA